AAATATGTTAAAAGTATAGATTTTGTTTTGCTACTTTCAATATATTTATTACCTTTGCACTCGAATGGTATATTCATCATTAACTAAATTACAATAATATGAACGGATTTGATTTTTACCGTATTAAAACGGAGTGGGTCTCAGAAAGAGACGGAGGAAACTTGGCAAAAGTCAAGACAGAAGAATTGGTGTATGTTTCAAGCTACACTGAAGCGGAAAAAGTGGCTTACGCTATCGCTGAAAGTGAAAACAGAACCCAGTTTGGAAGCATTAACATTGAAATCATCAAAACGAAGATTACAGAATTGGTGTACAGTGATGTTTTAGCACAAGACACAGATATGACTGCTGGACTGATCTGCAATTTCTTTGAAGAAGATGAAGATACCGGCGTTGGTCTGTATTGCGTAAAGGTTATGTTTATTGAGGTTGACGAAAAAACTGGAAAAGAGAAACGCTCAAATGAAAACATTTACGTGCCAGCCATTTCCAACATTGAAGCCGCACAATATGTACGCGAATATCTTAAAAAGGTAGGAGAAATGCGTGAGTTTATCGTGCGAGACACTAAATTTGACAAAGCTGCTGCAATTCTCTGGCCGGCAGAAGTACATCAGGAAAAAACAAGACTTATTGGAGCTTAATGTTCCCCAAAATTACTGGAAAGCCTATACAATTAACGTGTTCAGAGCCGGCGATTCCAGAGTTTCCCGAATTGCTCTTTGGGAGTTCAATTGATAATGACATCTCAGTCTTTGATGCCACTGCATATCTTCAAAACAAAGGACTTCAATTAACTGTAACAGAGTTCTTCAAACAATACGAAGCACTCATCAAAAACTTGATACGTTCATATAATATGGATGAAGAACAAGTATGCAAGTTAAATCATGAAGGCCACTATTTAATTGACGGTAACTTTGCTTACCTTTTCATCTCTTTTGTCGAACCTGATTTCTTAGCATATATGTGTGATAGAATCCATGAGCTATTCAGTAATGGATTTTGCATTTCGGACACATATCTTGTACAAGCAGCCAAAAATAGGCTCACTAAGAATGTTATGGACACGATATTAGAGTATGAGCAAAATCAGTAGTCAATCAAAAAGGGTTTTAGTATTCAACCCACTCAAAAAGCTCATTGCTATTTACCAATCCGCATTTGCTGCCTCCAGATCATTTGGGGTTCAAAGACCATCAATTGCATCTGTATGTACAGGCATTTCTATGTCATGCAAGGGTATGTATTTTCGATACCTTCAAGATGACATAGAAGTTACATTTGAAGATCTTGGTACATTGAGACTGGAAGAATACGACCAATTATGTGGAGTTAAGCGACAACTTTACAAAACTAAAAACATGAGTCGCAAAGGAACAAAATATAAAACAAAAAACAAAAGGAGTTATGAAAGTACAGATTGTAAACAAGTCAAAGCATGAGTTGCCTAAGTATGCAACAAAGTTATCAGCAGGTATGGATTTACGTGCGAACATTGACGAACCCGTAGTGTTGCAGCCAGGAGAAAGACGTTTGATTCCTACAGGCATACACATTGGTCTTCCACAAGGATATGAAGCACAGGTTAGACCTCGTAGCGGATTGGCACTAAAACATGGTATTACGTGCCTAAACTCACCGGGAACAATTGATGCAGACTACACTGGAGATGTAGGTGTAATTCTCATCAATCATGGACATGAGCCATTCACCATCAACGATGGAGACCGCATTGCACAAATGGTAATTGCAAAATTCAAAAAGGCAGCGTGGGTAGAAGTGGATGTATTACAAGACACTGAACGTGGTGATGGTGGCTTTGGACATACAGGAAAACAGTAATTAACAATCAAACAAGGGCACATTGCCAATAGTGGTTATGTGCCCATTTTTATAATTATGGGAACTATTAATCATACAATAACAGTAGAAAGCAAAGAGGTGCTTGTCGCTGAGCTTAAAAAGCATAACGAGCTATATCGTAAAGGTGAACCAATTATTTCAGACACAGAATATGATTCTATGGTCGAAATATTGCGACAAATGGATCCTGACAATGAATGGTTTCAAACAGTTGAACCAGGTGTAGTCAACGCTGGCCGCAAAGTAAAGTTGCCTATTCCAATGAAATCGCTCGATAAAGTTAAAAGCCTTCCAGATATTAAGGGGTGGCTAAAATCATTGTCTATCAATGATAACGAAACAATTATAATTACACCTAAATTTGATGGTTTGTCACTTCTATATAGCTACTCACAAAATAGAGCTTTTTCAAGAGGAGGTGCTGAAAATGAAGGTCAAGATTGTACGCCGCATTACAATATGTTACAAACCACACAAGTAAATGCAACCAGACTTTGGGATTGTGTATTCGGAGAGTTTGTATTTAATCGAAAACAATGGGAAACTTATTTTGCTGGTAAAAACTCACCAGAAACAGGCGATAAGTATAAATCACCACGCAACACAGCAGCAGGTTTCCTCAATCGAGACATTCCATCAGAACTCATCAAACATATTGATTTCTATAGATATGGCATTGACGCTTATTCATTAGAAAATTTCAATACTTATAAAGACGTATTATTAGAGCTATGCACAACATTTAATCAAGAACCATTATTCGGTACGGTCAAAGCACAAGACCTATCTGAAGAGCTGCTGCATGAATATTTCAAACAATTCAGTGAACAGTATTACATTGATGGCTTAGTGTTATACATCAATGACCTTGACATTTGGGACCGCATTGGCAGACATCAATCAACAGGCAACCCAATGTATGCAATTGCCTACAAGCACCCGGACTTTACAGACAGCTTCCAGACTACTGTTAAAGGAATTGCCTGGAAGGTAAGTAAGAGTGGAGCGTTAAAGCCAGTTGTTAACATCGAAACGGTTGATACAGGAGATTGCAATATGGAGAATCCAACAGGATATAATGCAGCTTGGATCAATGATCATGAAATTGCCGCAGGTGCAAAAATACTCGTTACCCGTTCTGGTGGTGTGATTCCAAAAATTCTTTGTACTCTTGAACCAGCAACGACTGAAGAACAAGAGGCATTATGGGACAACCTATCAGAATGCCCCCATTGCGGTGCGCCAACAGCATGGAATGAAAATCATGTTGAGTTGTGTTGCACGAACAAAGAATGTTCAGGCATCCAGTTGGCGAAGATGGTGTTCTTCTACATTACGTGTGGAGCAGAGAATGTCGGCGAAGAAACATTAAGTAAAATATACAATGCCGGATTTACAACAATTCCTCAGTTGTTAAATATTACATTTGATGATTTGATGAATATTGAAGGATTTGGAGAAAGTATCTCCAACATAATTCTTGACAACAATCGCAAGATTAAAAGCGGCATAGATATATTTACCTTAATGCACGCCAGCGATTGTTTTGCTGGTATTGGCAAAGTTAAAGCTCAGAAAGTATTGGATGATATGGGGCCAGAAATGGCAGAACTATTCTATAAATTAGAATACCCACCATTAATTCCAGCCAACCCCGCCTATGATGATTTGTCCAAAACCCAACAAGCATTTGAAAATGGAGTCTACCCATTCTACAAATTTGTATCAGAAGTTAAAATACCAATTCTACGCCCGGAGAAAAAGGTAATTAATAATAATGGTACCTGTGCCGGCATGAGCGTTTGTTTTTCGGGAATACGTGACGCTTCGCTGGAATCCGTCATTACCACACAGGGAGGAACGATAGCTTCAGGGGTTAGTAAAAAAACAACTCATTTGATTGTCAAAGACCCCAGTGGTTCATCAAGCAAAATAACCAAAGCAAAAGGATTGGGCATACCTATTTTATCAATAGAAGATTTTAAGGCACTTATGTAACGAAATGGGAGAGATTGCTCTCCCATTTTTATTTCCTGTATATCAACGAAAAACAAAAATTTTTATATCATTTGCACAGATTTTTGCTATATTCTTTGGTAATATCATTTTCTCTTTGTACATTTGCACCAGAAACTGAAACAAATATGTGATATGGCAAAGAAAAATCAATTAACAACAAGCGACTACCTGGAATATCCAGAGTATGAAAGGTTGCTTACTTGTCTTCACGATGACAATGAGTTTCTGTGGGAATTATACGCACGATTAGGTTTCTGTACTGCTTGTCGAGCATCAGACATCTTAAATTTTCGCTGGGTTGACATTCTTGATAGAACAGAACATGTTGTTGTAGAACAAAAGACAAAGAAAGCCCGTAAACTATCATTTAACCAATCTGTTCAAAGAAAACTTAAAGAGTTGTATAATTTGCTTGGAAGGCCATCAAAAGATGAGTTTATTTTCATTAGCAAGACAACTGGAAGGCCATTGACGATACAGTATATAAATCAAAAGTTGAAAGACTTTAAGTATAAATACCGTATCAAGATTGGAAACTTTTCAACACACACATTTAGAAAGACATTCGGCAGATATGTATATGATACGCATAATCATAGCGCAGAAAGTCTGATACTTCTTAACAAAATACTATGCCATTCAAATATAAATGTTACAAAAACATATATTGGCATAACCCAAGATGAAATAAACAACATCTTTAACTCTATTGCTTTCTAAGAAAGCGCACCAAAATTGAAGCGTGTTATCACGCCCTTGCATCTTCTTTTCGTTGTCGGCTTTTATAGCCAAAATGTATTTTTATGTCACAACAAGCAAGGGAATGCACGCATTCACATCTTCAATGTCGATATTGCGGTTCTCCAGTTGATTTAGAGAACTATAATCAAAAGTTGCCATTACCACAGGTAATGAAAAAGGAGCAACTTTGTTTCGCTTGTGCTTTCTGGAAGAATCTAATCGACAATCCTGTACCTTATCGCCAAATCATTAATGGCACCCATTGGACTTTTAATCCTTGGTCTGACAAACCGATGATGTTTGCAGGTCATGGAGGCAGGGCGTTTTACATTATGCTAAACGATGGCAATGTATTACGCTCCAATAACGCATGGTTTCAAGGCGAGATTCCAGAGCATTTTAGGTCTCAACTGCCAGATACGGCAAAATTCATATCAAGAACAGCTTACTATAAAATCAAAGACCAGCCCATGTTCCAATGTCAGTCCAAAGGGTGCTGGGATAGGTATCATTGTTATTGGTATGACAAAACGGTAGAGGTTGATGGTGCATGGAACAAGATCCCATCCAACCACAAAATTGGAGATGAATGTTGCGAATTATTCTTAGATAAAAATATCGTATATGAATAGTATAACTACAATCATATTAGCAATTATAGCATTGGCCCTATACTATATAATCTATAAACTGCATAAAATAGAAAAGGCCGCAAAAGACTTATATGAACTGCCTCATGGAGAAAGCCTATATTCAATTAGTCATCATGAGTTTAATAGTGTCAGTCTTCAATACATATTAATTGCTGTTCGAGCAATAATGCACAGTTGGATGATGCAGAGCGTGGCAACTGAAAACTACGAAGCAGCAGAAAACTGGAAGCAAACAATATGTGAAATTGAAAAATTAATTAAAACCAAAGTAAATAAGTAATTATGGAAATCGTAGGATGTATTGTATGTGTGCTCATTATTGCCATCATTTACACAATGGCTATTGCTTGCGTGCGCACATTAGCTTGTAATGATTGTCCCTTAAAAGACAAGTGTCAAAAATCAATCGAGAACGGCTCTGGCCGGCTATGTAACGAAAACAATCCAATCAACCCACTTATGCCTACACAATTATGATTGCTGAAATTATCATCATAGTCCTCGCGGTACAAGACTGCAACACCCAGTGGGACAAAGTAGCACAAGCGACTACTGAACAAATTGAGTATGCCGACATCACGCCACTGGCTGTCACTCCATCTTTGGAAGACATTACAGTTATCCACACTCAACACAAGAGCTATGATGCCCAGCATTACCGCTATTTGTCAAAACGGCATACAGATATGGCAATTACACGCACCGCCCACAAAAGAGTCATTTATTGGAAACGAATAAGAAGCAGAACATGGAAAAAGAAAAATACATTTCAATTGGAGGCATTGACTATTATCCTCATAGTAATCGTTGCCATTTAATCCGTTGCCCTAAATGTAATAGGGAAAATTACTTAATCAACGTAACCACTGGAGTTTGTACATGGTGTGGGTATAATGCCAACACCGATGAAGAATTAAAAAATAAATTTAATCAGATAAGAAATGAAGAAGTTAACAAAAGAGCAGATGCAAGACGCACTGCGTAAAGTAACATTGAACTGTACGGAAGAAGAAATCCGATTTGTGTTTCATCTATTTTCTTTTGACCTTAAAGAGTTCAAGCAAGAAACCGGCAGAATCAGTTTCGAGATTCACTACAAGATTAACTACATCGTCAAAGTTGAGTTGACAGCAACAGCTATGACATTCTCTAACGAATGGATAAACTTTGAAGATGAGAACACTCACGGTATTGCCATGACGGTTCCTACATGTCTTGGAGAATTGATAGTCATGTTCATCAATATGTTCATGCCTAACCTGCTTCAGCGTGTTTGCTACAATATCGCGTACAACGAACAGTGGTCCATTTTTGAGTCGGTAGAAGAAGCGCAAGAATACCTGGGCATTTCCCAGATGACAATTGCTGAAATTGTAAAACCACACAACGAAAAGCAAGAATAATATGAATGTCGATGTAAATGAAAAGCAAGTCATTCCTTACAGCCATCACTACAGATGCTTTCCTCAAATGGTAGGATCTGTAGTGAATCAGGCCGTATTTATGTACTTGCTGGATGAATATCTTTGCCGATTGAAGACTGGGAAGCAAACTAAGTTTACTGTTAGTGTCAACGAAATTGCGCAAAAAAGAAATATGACATGGCGCACCGTCACCAACAGCTTGTCAAAACTTTCAATAATGCAGTTAATATCTGTAGATGATGATATTTGTTCAGTAAATGCCAACAGATATGTCTCTCTTGTTACTGCATTTTATAAACTTTCAAAAACGAGGGATAAACAAAAATTTATCACTGCGCTCTCCAAAGGAGATTTTGAAACGCTGGAAGATTTGGGTTTTGAAGAGTTAACTAATGGGAATGAATGTCTCACTGCACAAGAAGGGGTTATCCTAAATAGCAGAACCCTCTGTCAAATAGCAGAACCTAACTCGGTACAAAACGACAAAAACCTCTGTCAAATAGCAGAACCCTCTGCTAAAAGGCAGAACCCTCTGCTAAATAGCACAACCTTCTGTCATATAGCAGAACCCTATGCTAAAAAGCAGAAGGTTCTGCTAAAAAGCATAACTATTTTTGAGGAAATTCAGCGAACAATACGCAAAAACTACGAAAAAATAGACTTTATCGAGGAATTTAGAGACGAATTTCTGGAATATTTCTCAGAAGAAGAGTTCGGCGAATTGGTTTTTTCAATTTTTGAAGAAACAAACCTGGAAGATGTGAAATTTGGCCCCGAATTGTTGGTGTTTTTGTGTTCCGGGGTTCTGTCATTTAGCAGAAGGGGGTTCTGTCATTTAGCAGAAGGGGTTATGCTAAATAGCAGAACAGTAAATAAAGAAATAAATATAAATAAAGAAGAAAGTCGGAATAACGAAGTTATTCCTCCCAAAGAAAAAGAAAAAGATATTTTTGAACTTGATAAAACAAGTTTGGAACAATCACTCTCAGGTTATCAACAAACCAAAAGAAAACAGTCGCTTCCATTCTTCCCAGTTAACGAAGTTGAAGAATATATTGCAAACATTCGCAACTGTCTTGACCGGGCAGATAAAATTTACATCAATCAGGTTTGGGAAATAGCACATGAATGTTTCGATCAAGATTCGGTACTTGATGAAGACGGTAAAGAAATCATTCCAGCCAATACCAATCTGGAAAATATCGGGGTAAGCAAAGAACGCCTCATGAAAGACATTTTGCTTCCAGCCTTTGATCAGACACAGGCAATTATTGAATCAGGTAGCGTAATGGTAGATGGTGAGGAACTTCCAGTAACAGCTGTTATAGACAACCCAGAAGATTTTGAGAACATCATTGACTGGGAGATTCAGACTATACTTGATGGAGACAATTACATCATATCTACAAAGCGTGTCAGAAACATTTATGCTGAACAGGTAGAGCAGGTAGCACCCAGGTCAGTTAAAAGACACAACAGAGAGGATGATATGTCGTACATGCAGAAGATAGTCTTGATTGGAGATGATGATGCACGTTACTCCCAGTTAACCCCAATAGAGCTGGTGATATACAATTTCCTAAACGACAACTTCCAGATTGGAGAGCACGGAGAGATTGAAGAACCGAAACACGCTTTCGTCAATAGAACTGCTTTGGCAACATTCTATGTCGATGCAAAAGAAAAAGGCGTATCAGATACAGATTTCCTCAGTGTCCTTTCAAAAGACAAACCTGATGGCACCGGCAGCTTGAATATGAGGCAAAGAATGTTCAGTGCAGACAAAATTAGAAAATGGAACCGTCTGCATACGGCCACCAGCATTATTGATGAATTTGAAATTAATTATGACTGAGAATGAAGCAGACATCATTTCAGCCGTTAATCCAGATGCGCTGGCGTATTATAAAGCAATGGTGGAATTATTGGCTGGGATAGATGCAAGACCAAAAAGTGTGGAATATGTCGTCTTTCGAGACAATAATAAAGAAGAAATAATTCTCCCGGTTGGAGACTGAAATAAGAAAACAGAGAGCTTAACGGCCCTCTGTTTCTTTTTCAGGTTGTGCAAGTCTATCCCGCAACAGCTCTGCAAATTTTCCCATATAGTCATGGGCCTCTTCTCGTGAGGTAAAGTAGTTTCCAGCTATGTAACGGAACTGCGATGTCGGCGTTCCTTTCTCGGTTTCCTGAACAACGTGCATTTTATCGTTGATGTACCAGTATTTCCCACCCTTCGCTGTTTTTACAACCAATGGCTCTATACGATGCAGTTTATCATACCAGACCTTGCCGTGTTTCTCCAGTTCACGATTCATTCTTCTCTGGCTGCTTATGGTCATGGGGAGAAAATTAAATTCATGAACTGTACAAATCCCCGTCTCGTGCATTGAATAACCAATTTGGCCATTGGTGTAGATATAGTAGCAATACAGCTCAATAAAATTATCGGCTGGGCGTATCTCCCTAACAACACCAAGGCCACGTATAGAATCATTATAGAACTCGATGCGATCATTGATGGACGGCATATATTTCTTGATGATTAGTTCTCTGTTACGGTCATATTGTAATCCTTGTTCAGATAAACACCTCAAAACTTCTTTAGAGCGTTCCTCAGACACTTTGGATAGTTTGGATATAGAAGTCACCGTTCTGGACAAATCGAAGCCCTCTGCGGTCTTTGTAGCCTCTATATGGGCCTCGTTCAAATCACAATGGCCAAGAATCACACAGTTACCGTCATATTCGGCAACTTCTCCAGATGCAAAGCCATTATTAAACCATGTGGTGAAGGTAGCAATATCAATACCTGTATCGGAATAGGTTGGAGATATTGAAAGAGAACATTTGCGCTGTTTTGAGAAGATAGCAATCATTTCCCAGTCTGCTTCAGATTTGAAGGTTTGAGTGCTGAGAAAGTTTTGAATTTGAGATTCCGATTTCATAAGTTGAAGATGTACTTTATCAATTTTGGAGCAAAGATAAGCATATTTTTTGAGATTGTGCAAATGCGATTAAATTTTTTGTAATCTTGCGGAAAATGAGACTGAAAAATTAGAGGCCCCGGAAAAAATTGGGGTTTTAGATATGTCGAATTTGTAAAAACGCCATAGAATTGATTTTAACGCATTTTATTTCTTGGGTGGATAAGTTGTCCACCTCGGCTAAGAAAGTGTCTCAGAAAGGCTTGGAGGCGGCAAAAACGAGGTGTTTCGATATGGAGTTGCTGTGACGGTTTTGAGGGCATGATGCGGACCTGTCGGAAACAAGAAGGTGGCTGGGAGACCTCCAGTTATATATAAGGTATAAAATCTGCCCAAAAATGAGACTTAAATTTTGAGGCCAGAAATTATATATGGTATTCGCACCACAAGGCACACCCTCCCTCGTATTTTATTTTTCGTAAGTCGCAGAAAATCAATGATTTAGCACTTTCACTTTTGTAGTAAGTGAAACACAAAGGTGCTGAAAATCAATGATTTAGCACTTTTTTGATACCAAACGCAAATTTTTCTCGCGGTTAGAAATACAGGCGTGTGGATGGGTGTCTGGGCACGCACACGTAGACTCCCGTCCACGCAGGTCTGGGCACGCTCGCAGACTTGACACACGAGGCTTTGCCCACACGTGAAGTCCACGCCGACAAGTGGGCGGGAGCAGGTCTGGGCACGTGATGCACAGCCACACACGCAGGGAAACTCCCGCTGGACGCGCTAAGACTCTGCCGCGCTCTTTCTCCTGCGCATAATGCTCGTGGAAACAGGCGAAGAGACAGGCACGTAGCACCCACCGTTTCAGCCGTAACTTTGCAGCGTCAATTCCGACAAAGACGACCCGTCTGTCAGGGTAAAAATCTTTGATTTTTATGAAAACTTTAAGCAACATCAACGCAACAAGTGCTAACGTAGTTAGCAAGTCATCAACCCTCGCAACCGAGCAGAAGCCGGTTAAAACCCAAAGGGTTTTAGAAACTCGTGAACAGTGGGGTGTGATTTTCAATCACACAGTCAGCCTCGTGGTAGCATACACGAAGGGCGAAACGCTACCCGAAGACTCTCGCAAAGGCTTTGCCTTTGGCACCACCAAAGATGCACCTCACTGCCGAGGTTATGCCCAATCTTTGATTGGGGGCTTCGTGAGCAAGAAAGCCAACAAGTTCTTCGCTCAAACCGTAGGTTTGCAGACCGTTGAGGAGCGAACCAAGATAGCTATTGCTATCTTGCTGAAAACCAAGTTGGGCGGTGCGGACGAGAGCAAGGCACGTAGCATTCTCGGCAAAGCCGAGCCAAAGCAAGCGAAGACCTTTGCCGAGGCGGTTTTGAACGGAGTTCAAACAAGCAAGCCAACCGCTGAGGTTGCTCCAAAGGAGCAAAAGGCGAAACCCAAGAAGACTGCGAAAAAAGCCAACTAACCCGTAGGGTTAACACCTCGCTCCGAAAGTCCTCTCCCCTTTGGGGAGGGGATTTTTTGTTGCCCTATTACGTGGGCGCACATAATTACGCAGGTGGGCGCACACGCGCAAAAATACGCGCCTCCACACAACACGCTGGGCACAGATGGGCACGCACGCAAAACACGTGGGCTTGCACACAACACACGTGGCACCACGCAGCACTCTCTCGTGGGCTGTTGTGGGAGTGCGTGGAACTTGGTGGACGGGTGTGGACTTCCAATGCGTGAAAGTTGCCGATTTTTTGGGGGTCCACACGTAGCCGTAATGGGTGCGCACAATAGTCGCGTGGCTTTCCACCCATGAACCTGGGCGTACACAATTTGCACGTGGCTACCCAACGCATATTCGTGGGCACCCAGCAACAACACGTGGACATCCAACGCATAACTATGGGTGTCCAACCGTAAGCCTTGGGTGTCCATACGCAACAAATGGGTGCCCAAGCCAAACACGTGACAGTCCACGCAAATATCTGGGTGCCCACAAAACCTCGTGGATGCCCAATCTCATCGTGTGGACACCCAGCCAAAACACCTGACCGCCCACAATATAACACGTGGACACCCAATTCAGCATTGCCTTGGACCTCCACGCAAAAATGTGGGCACCCAATTTTTCGCGTGGCTTTCCACGAAACATTGTGGACACCCAAAGACCTCGTGGGTGTCCGTAAGACTTCGTGGACACCCAATCAATATCGTGGAAGCCCACCTCAAATGGTGTGGCAGTCCAGCAGCGTCCACCCTCCTAAAGCGTGGAGTTCCACCGCACGTTTGTGGAGGTCCACGAAGCAACAACACGTGGCTCCACGTTGAGCATTGTGTGGGCATCCAGGTGCTTGAAACGTGGGAGTCCGTGCGCAACAACGTGGGCACCCATATAACAAGCATGTGGCTGTCCACGACATGTTGGGTGGGTGCCCAATTTCGTGGGAGTGTGTGGGAGCAGGTGGCTATCCACGTGTGTCCAGTGTGGAGGTGTCTGGATGAGGCGTGGGTGCCCAGTGTGGACGCTGTGGACGAGCGCATAATAGGCATCCACGTTACCTGTCCACATACCGGTCCATGTGGACACTCGATGGCGTGTTATAATTATGCCCGCCCAAGCCTGCCCATTAGTATTAAGCCGAGCCTTCTCCCTTTGGGAGAAATTTTTTTTAATAAAATTTTTTTCGCTAAACTGTTGTGTATCAATTTGTTGCGGAATACCTTTGCAATGTTTTCAGTTCTGTCGTTGGCGAATGACAAAACAATGAAAATGCACCGATGTGGTGCTCGCTCTTTGACATACGGAGTTGTTTGACAAGTACAAATGCACACTTGCGTCTGACGCACTTTATGAGTGTGTGTTATACGAGCAACACGGATAAGTGGCGTGTATGTCTGACATACACAAAACGATGCCAACAAAGCAACAAAGGATTGACACTTAACTACCCCATACACACATAGTGTATGCTCGTGACAAGGCGAGAAAAATGGGTTTGCTTACATAAGCTATAAGTATGCCCAAAAAGTAGGAGTCAAGTGAGTAAAAATTTCGTTTAACTTGCTCACATACGGAAGGCGGTGTGTGAGTGTAACAGACACGTTAAGGGCGTGAGCCGACAGAATTATGGCTAAAACAAATAGCAACAATCAGAGTGTAGCAACAAAGTTCAACGTAACTTTCGGTGTTCAGGGTTATGACGTGATACCCGCAAATGCAGCCGTGTTGCTCAATGAGCGCAAGATGCGTATTGACGGCGAACTCAAAAGCGTAACTGAGTTTATGGCTGTTGAGGGTGTAAAAAGCACCAAGAACACAGACCTCGTGCTTCCTGTACTCGCAATTATGCTGGCAGATGCACGTACAAGAGGCGGTTTTGCAAGCGACTTCAAGGTGTGCGTAGTAGGCAGTCAGACCGTTGAAACCAAACTTACCGCCAAGAGTGCGTTTACCAAGTGGCTCAAAGGCAATGTCGTGTACAAGAGCAATAGCGAGGGTGTGCTCAACAAGGCACTCGTACTCGATGAGGGCTTGTATCTCCGCAATACGGCTCTGCGTGTTAGCGAAAAGCAACCCATCTACTCTGCAACCGGAGACACCTTGCGTGTGTTGCTCTTCAAGACCGCTGAGGCTATTACCAAGCAAGCGACAATGTTCAAGGACATCGTAGGTCAGGCAAAGAGCATCTTCAACGCTGCCTACACAGAGGCGAAACCTGCAACCAAGAGCGAGGATAAAAACGCCGCATAACATACACATCTGCATAGCGACACCGCCCAGCCTACACAGGTTGGGCGGTTTGCTTATATAGCGTGTGGACGCACATTATGTTACGTGTCCACACGCTTGTATGTGTAATATGTGCGTCCACATAAATAGGTGCGTGCGTATAATTGCGTCTTGTCGCTAATGCGTGAGTTTTCTCCACATTTTCCCGAACCCTCAAAAATGCTCAAAAATGAAAATAGCCGATATATTATCTTCTGCCCAATTTACGGCAATGTATGACGTTGCCAACACGCAATCGGACGCGGACAAACACGCTCCTGAATTGTCGCTTATCCACGAATTTCTTTACGCATTTGCGGCTCAACGCTCTTGCGTGTATTCCGCAGGCTTCTGGAGGGATTTGCACGAGGAGCACTCATCTTCTGCCGATGTTATGGTGTGTATCAAGAACCGAAAAGCGACTATTATGCCTGTAATGCGGACACGTATCTTTGCCCGTCATTTGGGCGAGATGTTGAAAGAGGGTGTGTCGGTGTGTTGGATTGTCAAGGGCAGGGCGAAACAGGTGGATTGGGAGAACTGGAAGGTGGTGTATGCACAACTCACAGCGGCCACAACCGTTAAATGCGAGTATGATGAGCAGATTTCCAGACGTGAAATGCGCAGAATACGTGTCAACGAGAAGCGCGAGCGTATGTTTAGCGATGCAGCTCTTTCGGAACGATACAAAAAGATGAGTAAGCGTGGCTATAATCTTGCGTTTGACGAGATGCGTGCTATGCAACGTCAGGAAGAGTACGAGAGAAAACTGCGGAAAGTCGTGAACGAGGCAGAGAAAATTTTGCAAGTGTTGTGAAGTTAAAATAAAAATCGAAACGTGAGCCGTAATCGGAGCAATCTGGTTACGGCTATTTTTATACCCATTCGTTATGAAATCATTAAAAAGCAAAGATGTGAAGTGTGCAATTTTTGAAACGCTCAACAAAGAGCCACGCTTCCAGCATATACTGAAGACGGTAACTGACTGCATAAAACGCGGTCAAGAACCGGTAGTTTTGGAGAATTGGAACTCATATTTCCGTAAGCTCAAACCTAACGATCCTTTCTGGGAGAATATATTGACTGAAGCGGAGTTCACACATTTAGCCCCATGTTGGGACGATAAGGATGTAGAGATAAAATCTCGTGTATCGTTAAACACGAAAAGTGATACGCCATTCCGGGAGGCTTCTGTGTCTATTACGTTTTCCAGAGGAGATAAAACGCTATTCAAAACTCAGTTTAATGCGCCTGAATGGTTGATGAAATCCCAGGTGTATTTTGGTTATCGTGACCACAATTATTTCAGGATATTCTTCAAGTCCCTGGGGTATCATGTGGAGGACGGTAATGTAGCCGATAGACAAGGGTTGTTAATCAGACTTGGAGATGAGTAAGCGTATGGAAAAGAATGATGTTTCCAGTTATTTCTTCTACATGTGGAATGCCTGGTGTGAGGAAGAGTGTCAAGCTGCTTTTGCTCATTCGTTATGTGGGTGGAGACACTTTTGGGAGAAATGGGGCGGTATCTGTAACAAACACGGTATTTGGGGAGCCGCAGAAAGATTTTACGCAGAACTAAGCGAGAGTAACCGAGACCTTTTGGTGAAACGAGCCTGTGCTGTGTATGACCGTAATCGTAGAATCAAAAAAGAATAATGTTATGCGAAAAAGAATAATCAACGTAAAAGGTACGAAATATATCCGAGTTGCATCTTGCAAAGCGGGAATTTTGAGATTTGCAATGCCCAGAGTAGTTGTTGCAATTCTTTTGTGTGTTGTAATGTGCGCTTGCGCTACAAGTAATGAACATTCACGTAGCTGGCAGGTGTACTGCGCCAAATATAATGTGAACCCAGACCACCCAACTGCTGAACAGGAGAACTTTTGGCTTGATTGCTATGCTGGAAGCGTGGAAGAAGAACAGGATTTGGGGCTGTAAAATAATTGTTGAACATTCATAAATCAAATAAAATGAAAGAGTGTAAGGAATTTGCATGGTACTTATTGTGCCTGCTGGGAAAGTTGTTAGAGTGGTGTATCAAGAAGTCAATCCGCTTTTGTTTGTGGATAGATCGCTTTATTGTTAAGCGTTATTTCAATCTGGAAACCCCTATATATAAATTATGGTGGCGCAATCATGCTCTTGCGATTCAAAAGAAGTTGGACAAAATTCATAACACGAACTATGCTAAAAATTCATTGTAAAGAAAAGTGGTGCAAGGCTCTTACTGCATCACGTGAGCATTATGATAAGACATTTGCAGAGTGTATAATGCGCTTAATGGGATTTTATTCCTGGGAGGGTGTGGCTGAAGTAAACGTCTATTCTGACCATGCAGAGCATAGTTTTTACTTTGAGGTAATCCGAGAAGATGGCAGCAGGTCCATAAACGGCGGGATGATATTTCACGGTTTCCCCGGTGAAGGTTATCAGCAAAATGGTAGCGTGCAGCTTAGTAGGTCATACGGCTGGAGTATTCACACTTAATGTCATCTTTATGCTTACCAAGAAACAACAAGCAGTCATTCTTGAAGAACACCATAAACAATGTCTTGCATTTTGGAAGCGCGAGAAACATTCTGATGTTTTTGCAAGTGCTATGGCATTGGTTGACATTGTGCGCACTAAGCATAATCCGGTTGTACCAAAAGGTGAGGTGTTGGATGCAGAAGTACGCAAAGAAGTTGTGGAAAAACATCTTCAGGAGTTTTACGAAATTATAAGAACTGAGTTAGAAACATCAATAGAAACGGAGGAATAATGGATAGAGTACAACATCATATTTGGGACAAATTGTGTGAAATGTCTGGAGAGGACGTAGCGCGTGCTTTCACTGACTATCACGGTAACGATTTATTGAATGAAGGCTTTTATCATCACTTGGTCGATGAAGGTATGATTGAGGATGATTTAGGTCTTCAAGAGTCTGATGATGAGGAAGAAGATGATTAAAGCGTGAGCAAATGAAAATTTTTGCCACGCTTTTTTCTTGAAAATTTTTCATCAAGTGGACAACATTGGACACCTCGACTTTCTATTCTTCACAAAGCGATAGATTATGAATGTACAAATTTCAACTCGTGTTAACTCATTGTGCTTGGCCGTCAAAGCCTTTGTTGTGAGCATGTCTGAGGATATGAAGCACAGCAATCTCGACATACGTTTCAATAATGAAACAGACTCTTTCAACGCATTCACCCAGTTAAGAGAAATGGGTGTTAAGTGCTATCACGCCGGCAAGAATGCGCCTAATGGTGCGGCTGTTATGGTGTATAATTGTGACAGAAATGATTTTCAACTTCAAATACGCGATTAGATGAAAACACCCATTCCTGTAATGTATTCTGTATATGGCAATCCTCAAGGACCTTGGTATTTTGGATATTGTATTGATAACACAGTTCAATATTCAACAATTGCTGTTGTAAGCAACACCATTGATAGTTTGCCTACTTATGCGAAGTTAGTTGTGCCTTTCACTCAGTTTAATCCTTTCAACTTAACTGCGAACATAAAGATCAATTTAGTTAATCAATCAGAAATTGTAAACAATCAAGTGACAATTCAGGAGATTAAAAAGGGTGATTATTTTCGTTTCAAGGACGATGAAAATGCGCCTATCTGGGTGCGTTCTGAATATAATCGGAGCACTAAGAAATACGAGTGTTATAAATACGAAGATGTAAACCATTTTTTAGAGTGTAAAGGAGACCGAACAGTATGGCTACTATAACGACACCAGAAATGAAAATACCTGCTGGACTAAGCGGTATTATGAGTTATGCTCACGTAAAGGTTGGGCGTTATCCAATTCAAATGAAAAATCCTTAGCATAGTTGCACTGTCATTGTTAATGAAGCAACTGACCAGTATCTTGCTGTGGCATTGGAAGTATCTGACAATTTATCTGATGTATGTAATAAGTTTTTATTCCATATTCAGGCTATTGAAGCAAGCGGCATTCTGCAAAGGAAATTAGTGTATTACAAAGATTAAAAGTGATGTTATGGACGAAAAAGTGAAAAAATATATGCCCGAATACGTGTGCTTGTATTACGTGGATTATAACAGCAATTTGAATAATGAAACACAAACTTTGCAGTCGTGTTTGACTCAAAATTCACTGTTCCCGTTAAGCGAAAGCGTGTTCGATTGGTGGGATTATCCAGAAGAACATTATCTGGACGAAATCAAAGAGAAAATGCGTAAAGATGGCGTTGAGCATTTATTTGACGAGCATCTTGACGATATTCGTGATTGGCTATACGACAATGACAAGTCCACACCTGTAGAAGATTTGTTGAGAAATACAGGTGGGATTGCATGTTTCTATGATTTGGGTGTAGAGCTTGATTGTGGGTGGCATGAGGCATTTATGTGTACTCCTTGGCGCAATGAATCAATTGCTTCTTGTGCATATACAGTGCGCCGTAAGCTCGGCATCAAGAAAGACACTCCAGAAGCTCAACAAATCTATAACATTTTGTGCAATGCAAGTTATGGTGGCTCTTTACGCATTTATTTCAATGGTGATATTGAGTCACTCATTTCTGGAGATGAATACCAAAGCGCGGAAAATAAAAAAGATTTCCAGCAGATTCGTTTTAAGGGTCGGGTTGCATTGGCAGTATATGACCCCACGAATGGTGCAGGTGATTTTGAATACATGAATATTGATTGTGTATTTCCATTTTTACGTGACAATCTGTCTGTTTCCGATACTGATAAATACAGTTTGGAGCAATGTTTCGGTATGTGTGGAGATTGGTTGGACAAATGTGTAAAGCCTGAGTTGTCAATCGAACCTCTGAAGAAAAAGCGTACCATGAAGAAATCTCCGGCAGCGGAATTGAGAAAGCGTGAAGCTGAACTTGATGCAGTTTTCAAAGCTGGAGGATGTACTGCCGGCGATATGGATATGCGCCGTCATAGAGATGTGTACTATGACAACAATATTCCATGCGGCCATCATTGTCCTCATTGTGGAACATTCTGGATTGATTGATATGGCAGTAATAGTAAGAAATACGCCACGCCATGAAATTATCGTGGATGGTGTGTACAAAGGGTCAATTTACCTTTGTCGTGCAGAGAGCAAGAAGTTAAGATATTGGGCTATATCATGTGTTTCGGGTCGAGGTTTTAATACCTACAATGAAGCTCGTTACTATGCTAAAAATTATATAGACTATAAATAACAAGCTATGAAATCAAGAAGTATCTATTTAATTGTTCGTGTGGATTTAGATTGTCCAGATGAATATAACGATGTTTCCGATATGGAAATAGCGCAAGACTTATCTCTAAACGGTATTAGTTTGATGATGAGCACGAGTGTGAAGTAACGGATTACGAAATTTGTGGTTTAAGCGAATGAGTTATGAAAAAGTCAATAAATACTTATTACTGTCGCTGTTGTGGCGGTACAAATATACAAGTAATGGCATGGGTTGATGCGAACACAAATGAATATTGTTCAGATGTTAATACGCCATGCGAGGAGGAAGATACCTGGTGTGACGATTGTGAAGAACACACAGGCATTCTTACTTTGAAAGAACTGTGGGGACTTTTTGCTGAAGTTCCAGTAAACAATGAAGATGAAATAGAAGAGCCATTCTTGAACTTTGATGTTGGTACACCTAAACAAGACGTGTGGCATTGGTTTGATGAACGATGCCCCAACAATCTGCATGACGATCTCATGTTTCCTTATTCTTTTATTGAAATAGGAAAGCGTGTCTATTGGAATGATCCCGCTATCAATGACTACGATGAAAGTGATCGTGAAGATGTAAAAAATACCATATATGTGATTGATGCCATCAAATACACAAATGGTGTGCTTGATGACGATTCAATTATATGTATTTCAAGTGAATCAGGAACAGAAGCTGAGGTATTTCCACATGAATTGAAACCTGTGTTATAATAATTGTAAGTTATGACAGACAAGCAAATTAAACAAGCATACGCAACAATACCTCAGTACCCTGAAAGAAATGAGGAACAGCAAAAGTTGTACGATGAGTTATCTTGTCGAGACATGATTAATTGCTGTCTTGTATATGGGGAATCATATAACTTTTATACGCCTGAAACTGGAGAGTTTGGTATGTATGCCAAACGGCACATCAAAACGCTTGGCATCGACACTGTAATTAGGCTTTACAATGAACAGTGTGAAGATTTTGCGAAAGCGATTGTGAAGAAAAATGTGCATCAGGACAGTGAAGGTGTAACATACAACTCTGTAATTTGGGCAGACGAACAATAAATTCAATTAACTATGGCAGATATAATTTTACAAAAATTCTTCGAGATTGAACGCTGGGAGAAAGCGATTGAAAAGGGTGTTGTAAAAGACATTCGCAAGGATCAACTCATTAAGTTGACAAGCGAAGAAACGCGCATCCAGATGTATCGCGCTATGTATAACGGAACGTATGAAATATCACCTCCCCATACGGCAAAGATACCGAAGGATAACGGTGATTTTCGTACAGTTTATGTGAACGAACCTATTGACCGTATCGTTCTCAGCATAGCAAATGACCTGCTGTTTGAACTTATGCCTGAAATGGTGCATAAGACATGTAAATCATACCAGACAGGTATTGGTTGTGGCAAGGTGGTACTGGAGGTTAGCAACACGATTGTAAGCGCGAACACAACAGATATTTTGGGGTGGAAAGCGGACCTTAGCAAGTATTTTGACAGCGTACCTATCAGATATATAGACGAGGCTTTTGACAGAGTAGAAAAGAAATATGGTTACTCAGCATTAATACATGTCCTACGCAAGTATTATCATTGTGACTTGTATTTTGATGAAGATAATCAATTACATTCTGCTTATCAATCCTTAAAACAAGGTTGCGCGGTTGCCAGTTGGCTTGCAGATGTGTTATTGTACAATCTGGATGAAGAGTTGTCAAAAACTTCCAGGATATTATGTTCGATATTCTGATGATATGCTGTATATCGGTTCTGACTATCAATGGGCAATGGAGTTGTTGCAACGCAGATTGTCCGAGATGGAAATGTCTTTGAATCCCAAGAAAGTAGAATACCTGTCGGTCAATCAGTGGTTCAAGTTCTTAGGGTTTAGCATTAAAGGCAAAGACATTTCATTGTCTTCCAGTCGAATTAAAACATTTCAAAAAGAGGTCGAAGCGCGTACAATAAAGAAACCGAAAGTGTCGCTTGACAAGGCAGTCCATTCAGTTAATCGTTATCTATACAAGGGTAACGGTGAATTTAGTTGGGCTACTCAAATATTGCCGGTTTGTAATGTACAAAAGGATATTGATGAATTGAATAAATTCGTCATGGATTGTCTGAGGGCGGTGTTAACTGGAAAACGAAAAGTCGGTGGTCTTGGTTATGTAAAAAACAAACCAGATGGCTGCATAGTGCGAGGGCGAGGAAGGAATGTTACAGCAAACCGTAACAAAACAGGTAAAATTGAGGGGTATTTAACTATCGGTTGTATGAGAAATGCTCTAATTACGAGCAGATCGGTGTATAACACGTTGGTCCTATCGCTATAAAGTGTAATTGAGTATGCAATAGTGAATGAAGGTACAAACATTTAATATTACAGGTTTATTAACCAGAATCAAGGGACCATTTCATCCGGTATATCAACCGGATTCAAGGTCATTTATTCTGGCTTATCCTGTAAATATCAATAGAATAAAGACCACATGCCATTTGTATGACATTCACACAAAGCACATTGATATGGTTCAAGGAATAAGGATTGAATGTCCCGCGTTTAAGCAGCTCTACTGCGAGTCTGAAGGCCCTCTAACGATACGCCTTCGGACTCGATTAGAGCTGATATACGCTGGAAATATCAACACAATAAAGGAATGTGCCAGTTATTATGAGAACCGAACAAACACTTAGCATAAAAGCGTAATTCAAGAGAATGAAATTCAATTTGCCGTCTGAATATGACGTTTCATGGCACGAGATTTCCACATCCTATCAGATGTTCCATCTCGTGATGGCGCACGTCATCTCTTACGACTAATATCTAATTCGTATAGTGATATGCCAGCATTCCTGAGAATTACAAAAAGTTAGCATAAACGTATGGTTCAAGATGTGGAAAGTTTAATATTCAGAATGTAAGTCGATTCACAGCATCTGAATCCAGTTTATCTACTGGAATAAGATGCTGTTAATCAACATATTCTGAATTATATCAAAGCGATACAGTAATATGCCAACCGCATAGAGAACCGTAAAAAAATCAGTATAGAATGGCAGTTCAAGTAATACATCTTCAATAACCCCGTGTCTAAGGACGGATTACCATCTCTCCATCACCCATATCTGGGTGATTCTTTGATGGTGAGCCGTCCAAGCACGGGCAATATCAAGACGCTACAGAGATATACCGGTATTTTGAGATCTGCCGAAAAAGCACGTATTGCAATACAAGGAGAAACCCTGATTTAATAGGCCGCGTTGCTAAATAAGCCCGCTGCCGGCGTGCAGTCTCCGTTATTACCGAGATGCACGCCGGCTACATGCTTCTTAACGCGGCATATATCATACGATTATAGGAACGTGCCATTTCTATGAGTATTGCAGAACTTAACACAAAGTGAGAAGTCAAGATTAGAGGCTTCATTGTGCAGCTTTCAATTACTCTTCACATCGGAGGTTAAGCCAGCCGATTGCTGGATTAACACCCGACAAAGAGTCATCAAGCTGCATACATCGAATAACTATAGTCATGTGTCATTCTAATTGAGACTTCATGGTAACGCAACCAATTCTTACACAAGCAATCAACATTTAAGATACAGTATTATACCTGGATCCTGAAGTAATTAACAGTGACTTCAGGATCCAGGACATACTGTATATATCAAGTATGTAAAGTAATGCGTCAATGATTTGAGTGTGAATTATTTATCTAACATTTTTGAGTATGGAAAATATTTATCAAAGTGCAATTCAAGCCGTTGAAAACGGAGCAAAGTTTCAAGTAAATTTTCAAGACAGAAGTTTGAAACTGGATGGCAAATATATCATTCACAATGGAACCTTCGAGGGAGATTTGGGTGTGAAGTTATGCGATGAACGCGAATGTTTGTCTGAGGTCGAAATGCTGTATCAGCGATATAAGCATTCTGTGCCATCAGAGAGAAGTGAAAGCAAATCACGCAAATATTTCAAAGCACTTCCAGAACTTGATTTGAGTGATGACGATATGATGTTCGGCGAGCGTAGGGATAAGGCTCAAATTGAATTGGAGTTATATCTACTCTGTCAAATCATACTTGGTTTCAAATGGAATGCCAAAACAATGGGCAACTGGTTCTGGCAAAGTAACACAGACAAAGATTTGGTAATACTCAAAGATTGGGTGGAGCCTGCAAATAATTAATCATTTTTCAATAACAAATTTAATTTTACCATTATGGCAAAGAAGACAAAAGCAAACGTAAGTGAGACAAAGGTAGTGTGCCCTAACTGCGGTACAGAGTTGGCAATTCCAGAGCAGCAGACTATCGCTGTAGGAGTAATCATCGGCAAAGATTCAGGTCTGGGGACAATCGTGGCTCCGGCCAACAAGCCTAAGCGTAGCGCACAGGAGCGCATTGAGGCGTTGAGAGCTGCGGGAGTAGATGTAAGCAACTTGTTTGCGATGCAGGGTGCGAATGGCGGTGAGTGTATTGCTTGCAACAAGGACGGGAACCTGTCTATTCTCGATGACAACGACCCTATCTTCCAGTACATTGTTGATCATGGCACCGTACCGAACCGCAAGTTGTTCAGACGCTGGGTGATGGCTCAGATGTTCTACATGATGGCCGCAGAAGAGGGTAAGACGCACTATCCTGTTGGTGTAACAGGCATGATTCATCGACTTGGTTACGAGTATCAGTGGAAGATGTTGTTGAATGAGTTGAACGCTCAGGTGAAGATGGTTCAGCACAACGACAAGGAGAATTTTGAGGACCGTCATCGCTGGTTCAATCAGACCATTGCTATGCAGTTGGCATCTCATTACATCAAGGCGTTGAAGGAGTTCATAAACGCTAAACCTAAAAAGCGTTGCAAGGGCATTCCATACAAGACTATTGCCGGTAAGCACATTTTCGTATCGGATTTGCAGTCTAAGATATATAACAAGTTCCACATGGCATTGTACCCCATCAAGAACGCAAAAACTCTCGACCAGCTTTATAATGCAGTCAAGAAGTTCAACGATATGCGTATCAAGTTGCCTTGGGAGACAGAGCAGTGTGCGGCATGGGTTGACGCTTACAAGGGTTCAGGTGCTTACTTTACCCTCCAGAACATGATTCGTTTCCACAATTGTTGCATTATTGATGATGCCGGCAAGAAACTCGACAAAGTGTTGTCTTTACAGTTCATCAAGGCTAAGTCTGTTATGTATTGCAACGGTGACGGTTGGAGGATGTTGGCCGTTCTGAAGAAGTGCCTGGAAGACAACAACATTGACGTTAAGAAGAAAATCAAGTCTTGGCGTAAGCGTAAATAATATCAAATACTTGGGAGGTATTTGTGTGATGGATTGATATTATTTATATACCCTCCAAGGTAGAAGGGACCGATTCCAGGCTACCACCTGGCATGGTCCCTTCACGGAAGGAGGCTATAAATCATCACAATAAAGTTATCCCCCTAATCAATAATCACACTAAAATTTTCTATATGAGCAAGAAGTTTGATCCAAAATATATTGAGGATTCCAATAAACGAATATGGCAAATCCTTAATGACAAGAAAGAGTTTGATGACTGGACACAAATAGCATTATCAGTTCAGAATGCTGTACAAGCAGCAGCAAACATCTGGGGTATATCCAGCGATGAACAAATACACAACATGGCTGGATTTATTCGAGAAATTGCATTGACCGAATTATCCAATTTACTTCGTTTCGATATAACATTTGCTGACAAAAGCGCAGCACTTACATCCAAATCTGTGGAATGGTGGCACGAGCATAACTATGACAACCTCCAGACCTTGCTCAGAAAACTTATTGAAGGTAATGGTGGACATGTTGAGTTGCAGGGCTGCGAAGTGTGGATAAATGGCAGTGATGATAATGGTCGTGATTGCCAAATACAAGTAGCAATTAAAGAACTATCCATTGCAGACAATGACATAATTACAATTACGTATATTGACAATGGCTATGAATACATAGATACGAGCGATATGTTTTCTTACGATGAGTTGTATGACATTCTTTGTAATGCTTGTAGAACATTAAAATTATAATGTTATGATTACGCATTATCAGAAATGTTCATGTGGAGCAATGACCGTTTGGTTTGATAACGGTGCCCAAAACAGCATGTCTATGGAGACATTTAATAGTCTGAATTTAGATGTTTCAAAAGCAGAGCAACTTCCAGACTCATATTGCTGTGATCATTGTGTAAATCGGTGGGGAATAGATTTATGTGAGTGTGGTTCTGGCGCACCGGTAGGAAAATGTGAGTGTGGTTCAAAACAAGCACATGACACATTAGGTGTGCAGTTTGATTCTTTTGGAGCATTAGTAAGAACTTTTCAACGATGTTAATATGGGGAAATCATTAAATGACATACAAAAAGAGCTGGAGGCGTTAGAAAATCAAAAGCGGGAATTGGAAATAGAAATTGAGACTATAATCAATACTGCAATGCAACGTGTTGCCGCCTCTCAGAAACTTAATCGTATCAGTGAACATATATTTACTATACGATTTTCAGACATGATTGGACAGCCTTGGGAACCTCGTTATTATGACTGGCAGCAGTCTATTGCAATCGTGAAAAGGTTTCTACAATCAAAGCCTGCCGTTGAATGGAAAAGTGCGTTGCAGAGAAAGTTGAAGGAAGCAAAACCTGGTCAGCCTGTCAGATTTATATTCAAACGTGGTAACGCATGGTATAATCGAGTAACAGAGAATATTCCTGTCTCATATCAATTCATACAAGAAATTGTAAATCAATTAACATAAATATGGCACATCCAAAATATTTGGCCATATACAATGGCTTACCATACCCTGCGGATTCATTAACTGATTTGGCATATAAGTTATGTGGAATGCAGATATTATATGACCATGATAGGAGTGCGTGGAGTGTTGTGATAAATGGTAAAGTGGCTGCAAGATATAGTGACGAATGGAGTCATGATGAAATAGTTCGAGACTATATGCAGACCTTTGTATGCAAGAACACTTATGTAAATTTAGCTTTCTACTCTTTAATGACTTGACAATTATGAGCAATAAATATAAACAATCAATAAGATTTCGTGATGCCAATAAGAATAGTTGGCGTGTGGAAATAGAGATACGCAATAAAAAACATGAATGCGTTGATAGAACCACGTTACAGCCGTTTACACAACTATACGAAGTGTCCGTATGCGGTGAAGGATGTGGCGGGTGTGGGCAATGTGATACGCACATTAAACCACGTACACAAGGCCAACGGTCTTTGTTGGAGTTTTGGTCAAAATATCATTTGAACAACATGTCTGGAGGCACCCATAGACAATCACGATACCTTCAAAGCAAGAAATACGAAGAAGACTATTATCACTTCATAGAGTTATTTACTCGTATTCCTAACGAAGAACGTAAACAATATACAGTGTTAATGAACTGTATCTTGACCAACGATGGCTTTGTAATTGACAAATCAGGACATCAACAAGTTGCCGCAGTTATCAAAGATAAAATGCAAGGCAATCCTGTGCGTTACATTATGGGTTGTGAGAAGTATGACACAAAGCACGATATGAAAGATTATTATGTGCAATGTTTCTTTCTGGCCTTAAATGGTATCTATGAGGACAGAGGCTATAAATACGGCACTTCATGGCTGTATGACCCCCTCCCAGATAATATAGTGCAAATGATTGAGTGCATTTGTAATCAAATCGAAAAAGAAGAAAAGGAATATTCTACATCGTTAGCAAATGGTGATGCTGATTGTCAAGAACCAATTGGTCCTACAACATCGGTGGATATGATTATGCACTTGGGTGATTTCAATCGTCAGCAAGCAGAACGATTTATCGCTCTTGGAACGTATCTTAACTATTCGTATGCTGACATGATGGACACTTTTACAGAAGTAAGTGAACATTTATATTCTGTAAATGGGTGTGAGTATTATGTTGGTACAGTACAAGAGTTGAAAGATTTGGTACATGATACCGTGCATAACGATAGTGAATACGAATATTTTTGGAAGGAGGCGGTATCAGCAGGCAGTACAACATTGGGATTGAACGACTGGCTCGAAATTCTGGTGGATGAGGATTGGTGCTCTGTATTAAACCATTATGATGGTAGCTACCAGTCTTATTGGGTAGATGGAACCTCAATTTGTGTTTGTAGAACTTAATAAATTAAAGCAATGAAGCATACAGATTTTCGCTCTCTTGTGCATGACATTAAGCGCAAAGAGCAACAAGAACTTTGTCGAGCATTAGAAGCTCATGGTGGAAATTATTCGTGGTGGGATGCAAAGGAGGAGTGCTTTGTGGAAGACGAGCATCCAATTATAGCTGTGAATGTCAATAGCATGTTCCCTAATCCTACTGATGTAGAAATTAGATCTGTGTCAGTTGACAATGGCCATCTAATATTCGTTGGCGAAGACAAGGAAAGCGGAGAGTTGGTGGATTTCCAGGCTGGGGATGTGTTTGCCGGGCATCTCGGCTACATCATTGACCTAATCCCTGACTCAGAATGTGTAGATGATGTCACCACAATACCAGAAGATTTCGCGGTTCCAGTATCTATATCTCGTAAAGATTTGGAAGATATTGGGTTTGATGCGGATAATATTTCAATTAAAGACATGGAGAATATCGCCAGATGTATGAGCGATTTGTATTCTGAATACAACTATTCAGAGGATTTGAAAATGTCCGCAGAAAAATTATCTGTACCACGACTTAATTCTCAAAAGTACGATGAATGGTTTGGCAATCTTGATTTCCCTTCACTTGAACGGGTAACAGGGTTTGTGCAAACTGATTATTCCCAAGAAGACGGGTATCAAGATTTTGTTGATGCTTGTGAAGATTGGTGGGCAGATTTAACCCCAAGCCAAAGAAAGGAGGTTTATGAAAGTCACTCTTAAAAATGGTAGTATCACATTGACAGTTGAATGTGAGACATATTCCATTACTCCTAAATATACAAATATCTGGGTGGAGAATTTTAAGCAAGTTGCAGAAATCCTCCAGCATCGAATTTGTGAAGCTGTTCGTGTGTCTGTTTTGAATTGCAATTATGATATTTGGCAAGTTGGATTCAAGACAGAAGACATAAAGATTGAAATATAGTTTTTTCAATTCCCCCTATGCAAGGCCACTTTGACTTAGTGTTGAAGTGGCCTTGTTCATTAAAGTACAAAAAGTGGACAACTTTTCACACCACTCTTTTAGCATTTTCCTATTCATAATAAACAATTGACAAATCTTAAAACAGTAAATTATGGCATCTTATTCAGATATAGCTCATAGATGGGCCAACCAAGACTTTGGTCGAAATGGCTCATTGGTTGCAGGCAACTGTTCCTGCGATGAGTACAGTTTCAAATCTTACAATACGGTTATCGGTCAATGGCTCGACAAAGATAAAAATGTGATGGTAATTATAGATGAAAATCTGAGTCCATCAACATTAAAACACATAAGCGCATTATGTGGTGCAGTTCCTGGCAGAGTTCATGTATTCCGTTGCCATTTGTCTGCAACATATTGGGAATGGGACAACGTACATTTTATTGACAGACATACGCCTTTCGATAAGAAGGTGCGTATGCAGATGGTTGAAGTGTTTATCAACAATCTTTATCAAGATTTCCTGACAATCACTACTTCACGCTCATTAAAAGATGGTGAGATTTCATTGAAGTGTTGGAGATACATAAAAGAGTTGAACGAACTGTATAATAACGATGCTTCACCGCAAAAATGGCTGAAACAGAAGCTGGGAACAAATCTCACAAAGGAGTCTCGTGCCTGGATTATGAGAAAGCGCAAGATGGTGAGAAGTTTGCTGGAGGGATTGTCTATTCAAGAGGTAACTGATGCAGTATTCGGTGCCGGCACTTGGGATGCGTATGAGGAACGTGTTGCTCCACTCAAAAAAGCTGCAAATGCAAGAGAGTTTGCAGAAAAAGTCAATAGGTATTTAATGACGAGCAATGGATGGAGCCGTAAGCCTTTGTATTCTTATAAGGAAATACAGGCGATGACCCCCTCCCAGCGCATTGCAATCAAATTTGCCAATTTCGAGAAACGTCAGGTCAAATACAAAAAGCAGCTTGAACATCGTGAACAGTCAATGGATAGAGCGAAGCGATACATTGGCATCGTTTCACCAAATAGATATGGGAGCAATGAGGATGTTGCTGAAGTCATCAATCACTTTACTGGTGAGAAGATTTATTTCATGGAGCGTCCTTCGTATTTTTATGATTACCATGAAAATGTTGGAATAACATTTGGTGTCAAAGAATTTAAGGCATTCTGTGAAGCATCTGATAAGAAGCATTGGTTGAAGAGATTTTATGATATGTGTACGGTAAAACGTAACCGTATCATTGCAATGAACTTGTATAATCAAATCAAAAATGGAAGGCTTTCTATTGAAGAGTTAACTCCCTCTGAAATTGCTTTGTACGATGGGTATCTAAAACGTAAAGAGCAATATGAAAAAGATGATGAGTTGCGCAGAGCAAAAGAGGCTGAGGAACGAGCTGCAAGATTAGCTGAAATTGAGGCCCGTAAGCGTGCAGAACGTGAAGAAAAGTTACAAAAACTGGCCGCATACCGTGAAAACGGAATGGAAGGCTTGCGTAATATTTGGCGTGACCATTTTGATGCAATTCCATCAGAGTGTCGTAATGACGATGAATACTACTATGGCGGCAATGTTCTTTTGAGATTTGAGAACGAGGATATTGTTGGCACCAGTAAGGGTATCAAACTATCTATCAAATTGTGTAAGGTATTGTTCCGTACAATCAAGAAATGGCACGATGACCCTGTTCAATTCTCCCAGACTGAGGTAAGGACAGAAAACTGTGGAATATTCCGCATCACAGAATATAAAGATGACATTTTAGTTGCTGGATGTCATCGTATTGCATACACCGAAATGGAGCGTATGTACAATGCAATCATGAATAAGCAAGTCGCTTAATAAATAACATTTTTAATTTTTCAAACTATGGAACATAAGATTTCTGTAAAGACATTCGACAACGGCGTAATGTCAGTAAGTGAGTTCAAAAATGCAGGTCTCAACAAAAGAGAGGTTGTGGGTATTGTGTTGCAAACCGAGACAATCGGATTAATTCTCGCACTTCCGTCTTGGGAAGAGAAATGGGGTGATAAGGAGATTTGTGTAGATGTCAAGGATAGCAATGACTATATAGGTGAAGCTACCGCTTTGACAACATTGTGTGGTCTGGAAGCAACTCAGCGTATTGTAAAAGCACATGAAGACTACGAAGGGATGTATGCAGCAAAGCGTTGTCTGGAGTACGATTGCGCCGGCCTCCAGTGGTATCTTCCATCTTTGTACGAACTTGGTATGTTGCAGGCTTTCAAAAGCGAAATCAACGCAGCATTGGATGAACTTGGATTGTCAGATGCCAAGTTAAAAGACGAGTGGAGCTGGAGTAGTTCTGAGTACAACCAGACTAACGCATGGACCGTCCACTTCTCCCATGGTAACTTCATCAACAACAGCAAGTATTACAGTAACGTAGTTAGGGCTGTGTGCGCATTTGAGCCATTGCGAGGCGTTCTTTCAACGCCGAGCGAAAATAAAGAGTTAACCGATGATGCTCTTATCACTCTCCTAAGACAGCGTGGCTATAAGGGTGAAATCACTAAAACATTCAAGTTGTAATGGGAAAATATAGTATTAATTGGCTGGGTAAAGAGTACCCGGCCATTGATATTGTCATTTTCGCTGGTACTGATAATGAGCAACAGGTAACAATTTCATCAACTGAATTGGATGCCATATTACTTGAAGATATGGATGGTAGCATTGCTTCTAATGAGGCGATGAAATTAGATGAAACCATTGCTTATTACATCGAGCCGGAAGAGTTCGACTTAACAGAAGAGGAAATCATCAAAATTGTAGAAGCAAGTTATAATTAATATGCCTTATAAAAGTGAGCGAATACCTATTTCGGGTACAGTTTACGATAAGCGTAGAAAACTTTCTTCAGAGCAAATTCAGGCTATTAAAATTTTGAATGAGCGAGGCTACAGTCAGCGCAAGTTGGCAACTATGTTTGGGTGCAGTAAGCGTTCAGTACAGAACATACTGCACCCTCAAAAACGTAGCAAGCCTAAGAAACGCTCTACGGCTTATTGGACTGAAGCGAAAAAGCAATACAGAAAACGTAAGCAAGAGTTATATTCAACTGGTAAAATCAATGAAAACAGGAAGAGAAAATATAGAACTTCAGACAAACCACCCTAATTATGGTAAGGTTGTCAAAACAGCTGATGGCAGACTTGTTTGTCATATTTGTGGAAAGCCGTTTCGTAAGTTAGGTGCTCATGTAGTTCAAAAGCACGGAATAACGGCTTGGGAATACAAAGTAATGTTTGGCCTTGATGTTATCAGGGGGCTGATAAGTGATGAACATCGACAACATTTATCAGATTGTGTTACTCGCAATTATGATGTCGTGGTAAAACAAAATCTAATCGAATGTGGTGCAGCTACACGTTTCTCCTTGCATTCAAAGGGGCGTGTAAAAGCTGTAGTGTCAGAACAAACAAGGTTGCGCCTTATTGAGCAGGGGAAAAGAACAATTCACAATACAAGAACGCATGAAAAGAAAATACATCGAGGAGAGTAATGAGATTCCAATCCATAGCTTTCTAAAATGTATCATGACTTTTACTGGCTTAAAGCGAGGTAAAGATTATGTAGTGCGTGCAAATTATTTGCGTATCAATAAACACCCAATCAGAGGTAAAATACTAACACTTCTAAAAGAGTGCTATCCAGAATATCATTATTACTGGGAGACTCCCAAATTATTAACATGGTTCAAATAAGAAAGTTATGAGTAAATATGATTTTATTGGAATGGGCCAAAAGGTATGGTATGACCCATTTAATGACAATAATTGTCGCTTGATGCAGGTATGTACAAAGGTACCTGAGATCATTAAAAATGATACAAGAATTTCGCTGATCCCTGTAGATTCAGATGCCTATGAAGAAGAGCTATCGTGCGAGTATGCCAGAGCCGATGAATTGAAGCCATACCTTAATGACTTCTCTAAAGGTTATTGGTGTGCTGTACAGAACGCTGTCGCAAATGGCGCAAGCGATACAACTGTGAGCGATATGATAAAGGCAGCTGGTTTTTCTTACAATGAGTGTATATACCTTATGGAAGACAGCGATTTCCAGAGTGACAAGTTAAGTGACATTGTAGAAACCACTTTCCCGATGACTTTGGGGAGGCTGGTCGATAGCTTAGAGTTTGAGCCGCAATTCTTAATGTTGGAATTGTCTAACGGTGATGTGATACGCGGTATCGTGATTGATGAACACATTGATCATAAGCGCGATACATTTGGGCGTTACATTTACGATGTACGCCATTCCGATGATACAGATGCACTTGCTACATTGGAAAACATTGTGCGTGTAAATCGAGAATGCACTATCGCGGTAGATAAACCAATTGAAGAGTTAGAGAACGGAGAATATTTGGAGATTGTAGATTGGAGCTACGAAAGCTGGGAAGAAGCAGCTGAAAACGTACTCTTGGAGGAGGTTGATTTGGCCGCTACTGCTGATATTCAGACATTCATTTCTGACTACTGGGAGAACTTAGAGACATTTGAAAGAAATATCGCCACATTCAAACAATGGATCGGTCAAGAAATTCCATAATTAGATAAAACTATGCAATTACTATATATTGATTTGTTTTGTGGTGCCGGTGGAACAAGTACGGGAGTTGAAACCGCCCGTATGAACGGAGAGCAATGTTCAAAGGTGATAGCTTGTGTAAATCATGACAAGAATGCTATCGCCTCTCACGCCGCCAATCATCCAGATGCGTTACACTTTACAGAGGATATTCGCACATTGGAACTTTCGCCACTGGAAGAGCATTTGAAGAAATGCCGGGCGCAATACCCCGATGCTTTGGTAGTATTATGGGCTTCTTTGGAATGCACAAACTTCAGTAAGGCCAAAGGAGGGCAACCGAGAGATGCTGACAGTAGAACTCTTGCTGAGCATCTATTTCGCTACATCGAAGCAATTAACCCCGACTACATTCAGATTGAGAATGTAGAGGAGTTTATGAGCTGGGGACCGTTGGATGAAAACGGAAAACCTGTGAGTAAATATAAAGGGGAATCATATACTCGATGGATTGAGAATGTTTGTGCTTATGGATATAGGTTTGACCACCGTATTCTTAATTCAGCTGATTTCGGAGCAATTACAAGCAGAAAACGATTCTTTGGAATATTTGCGAAAGATGATTTGCCGATTGTGTTCCCATCATCAACACATTCAAAGAAACCGTGTCCTGGAAAGAAAAACTGGGGTGCAGTAAGAAGTGCGTTGGATTTTGAGGATAAAGGGAAAAGTATGTTTGGGCGAAAGAAACCTTTGGTTGACGCTTCTCTTAGACGTATTTATGCTGGACTTATCAAGTTTGTTGCTGGTGGTAAGGATGCGTTTCTTGTGAAGTATAATTCTATGAACCAAGCAGGCAAATACGTACCGCCCAGCATTGATGAGCCATGCCCTACCGTTGCGACTCAAAATAGATTAGGACTTGCTTCAGTGTGCTTTTTATCAAAAGCATATAGCGGGGACCCTATGAGCAAAAATTCGAGTATAGATGAACCTGCTGGCACTATTACTACAATTGACCATCATCAATTCATATCTGTGCATTACGGAAATGGTTTTGTCAAGTCTATTGACGAGCCAGCTCCAACTATAACTACGAAAGATAGATGTGCGCTTGTCAATCCAACTTTCATTGTTAACCAGTATTCTGGAGGCGGGCAGTTGTCAAGTTGTGATGATCCATGTCCAGCAATTACAACTAACCCAAAGCAGAATGTAGTACAATGCGTAATGCCGAGTGATTACTTTTTGATGAATCCTCAATATTCCTCTCCTGGTGGTTCTATAGAGAATCCGTGCTTTACTCTGATAGCTCGGATGGATAAGATGCCACCTTATTTGATTGAAGCCACCCATTCTGGAGTATTGCATGACTTCATAACTATGTCTGACAAAGGTTTGGTATATCACATTTACGATACAGACTCGGAGCCGATGAAGCAAATCAAAGAGTTTATGGCACTCTACAACATTGTAGATATTAAGGTTCGTATGCTAAGGGTTGGCGAACTCAAAAAGATTATGGGCTTCCCAGAAGATTATGTCCTGATTGGTACACAGGCCGAACAGAAGAAATATATCGGAAATGCAGTTGAAGTTACAATGGCTCGTGTACTTTGCGAGGCTTTGTGTAACACATTATTAACAATGCAACGTAAAGTTGCGTAATCATTCAATCATATTATGGCAGAAAATAAAGAAACAAGAAACGCTTCTTCCAATAAGCGTCCAGAGAACTATACAAAACAACAAGGTGTAAAAGCAACTTTGACGCTGGCTGATTTTCAAGATGACCAGTTATTCGCGGAATTGAGAAGGCGTGGATTTTCTGGAGAGTTGCGCTTCTCTAAAGTAATTTCAGTATGAGTGATGCGAATGTTTACAACCCCTGTAGTGAATGCAAATTCAAGATAAATTTTGGCCGTTGTCCAATGGGGCAAAGACGCAAATGTCCGACATGGATGTTAGCTGATATTTTGCAAACCGACAAAGAAGCTGTGGACAAGATTCCAGACAATTTATTAATTGATGTGCTTAGAAAACGAGGGTGGCACGGAGAATTAAAACAAACAACATTGGTTACAATTTAATATCAATCGTATGAACACGGAGGTAATGTTTTCTTCAGCAACTGATTTGTGGGCAACACCACAGTCTTTCTTCGATCAGTTAAATGCTGAATTTCACTTCAATTTAGATCCTTGCGCAACTCCAGAAAACGCGAAGTGTCGTAAGTTTTTTACGAAAGAGATTGATGGCTTACGCCAAAACTGGGGGGGGTATAACGTATTTTGTAACCCGCCATACGGCAGAGAACTTCCGTTATGGGTGCAGAAGGCTTATGAAGAGAGCAAGAAGCCTAATACTACGGTGGTCATGCTTATTCCGGCTCGAACAGATACCCGGTATTTCCATGAATACATCTATCATAAAGCAAAAGAGGTTCGCTTTCTAAAAGGCAGGCTTAAATTCGGAGATTCTAAAAATTCTGCACCATTCCCATCAATGGTAGTGGTGTTCTAAATCTAAAAAGTATGGCAAAGAGATTAACAAGAGAAATGGCCGATGACGCTGCTGATAAATTGGCAGCTTTGGCTTTTGACAAGAAGATTGAGAAAATTAAATCAGAAATGACCAAGTTTGGAGATGTGTTGATAAATAAATATATACCTGCGCCTATTTTGGCATTGGGTGATGAGTATGCGCAATACTTTCCAGACAGAAACAATCACATACAGTTTACATCAGAAACTGCCCCAAGCTATCATTATTCTGCCCTTCCATGCACTGTTAGCAATCCTATTTATAGAAAAGTGTTTGTGTTGAGTGAGGAAGACTATAAAAAGGGGCACGGGTTAAAGAGGCGTTACGATGATTTGTGCGGTGATAAAAGGAGATATAAAAGTGATGTGTCAGACGCTTTGATGCAACTAAAGAGTGAAAAACGCATACAAGAGCAGTTCCCTGAAGCACTTCCATATTTGAACTTTTGCGAGACAACAGCTCTGGTTCCGCAATTCGTGGAATTACGAGCAATGCTTAAATAATTTAACATTCTACATTATAAAAACAATGGCTAAATCAAAATTTAAGACCGGAGACAAGGTGAAGATTGTGTCTAATGAGATTCAATCTAATATGGTAGGTAAAGTTGGTAAAGTGAAAAAAGTATATGCTACTTTTCATGATGACCATGAATTTGTGTATCGAGTAGAAGTAGGAGATACTACTTTGAAGGGCGTAGCTTTAGAAAGCGATTTGGAATTGGTATGACACGAGACATAAAAGTGGAAGACCAACTCGGTAAACACGACTTAAAACTATTTCGTGACACTTATTTACGATATATCGCACTTAGCAAATATCTCTTTGCAAGTGGAGACAAAGCCATTTATGACATCAATGAAATGCCGAAAGATAATGAGTTCTACAAAGATGCAAGGTCAATAGCAAAGTCATTAGGAATCAGTTGGAAGAATATGACCCATGAAGAGAGTAATCGAATTATGTTGGCATTACTGGAAGATACCTACAACGCTATGGCAGCAGTCGGCGATAAGTCTCATCTTGTAGTTGAAGTGTCGTTGAAGATCGTAAAATAGCACCTTAGCCCAAATGCGTTAGCCGGCCATCGCATCCGGCTGGGCACAAATAATCAAACGATAGTAATATGGAAAATAAATGGATTAGAGGAGCAATACCAGCATTGCTCATACACTGCTCTATTGGGACTGTGTATTGCTGGTCTTTATTACGGAACAGCATTTGTGAGAGTTTAGGATGTCAGCCACATGTCATTGAATGGGCGTTTTCTTTGGCTATCTTCTTTTTGGGTATGTCTGCTGCATTTGGTGGCAACCTTGTAGAAAAGAATGTAGAAAAGTCAGCTAAAGCGTCTGCGATATGTTTTGGTTGTGGTATGGTTGGAACTGGCCTATCTATCGCTGCCGGAAGCACATTGGGAGTAATGTTATGCTATGGCGTTTTGATGGGCATTGGACTTGGTATTGGTTATCTCACCCCTGTCAAAACACTGATGATGTGGTTTGCGAAACATAAAGGGCTGGCAACTGGAATTGCAATTACAGGGTTTGGATTAGCGAAAGTGATTGCAGCTCCCATTATAACATATCTTCTTTCCAGATTTACGATTGCGCATACGTTTTACATACTGGGTGGCGCATACTTCTTTTTGATGTGTATTGGCGCGATGTTAATTAGAAAACCAGAAGGCCGTGAAGAGTGGAAAGGTGTTGCGTTTAATCTTAAAGATAGTTTGAAATTTATTATCAATAAGCAATACCTTGCTATATGGTTCGTGTTCTTTATAAATATAACATGCGGACTGGCTTTGATTTCTCAGGAAAAAACAATTTTGACAATAAGCGGACTCGGAGCATCGGTTGCAATCATTGCAAGTTGTACTGCGGCTCTGAATGCTATTGGTAGATTTGGATATTCTACATTGTCCGACAAGATAAAGGATAGGGCATCTGTATATTTATCAATATTTCTCAGTTCTATCATTGTCCTATCATGGAATTGGCTGGGATTCAGTAGTGTGTTTGTAGTTGTAAGCGTATTGCTAATGTGTAATGCTGGGTATGGTGGAGGATTCTCTGTTCTTCCATCATTGCTCAGTGATAAGTTCGGGATGCAAAATGTGTCTGTCATTCATGGATTCGCGCTAAGTGCTTGGGCATGGGCTGGCTTAATAGGAAATCACATGGGACACTATCTGCTAACCTCACATGGAATTAGCGCATTATTTTTCGTGTTGCTGCTTTTGTATGGCATTGCAGCAATAATAACAAATAAATATATTTTAAGTAGATGAGTATGGAATTAGCAGAAATTGTACGTAGAAGTCAGGGTGAACGATATGCGTACCCAGATATTTTCACAGATGATTGCGGTCTTGACATTGTGTGGCCGGAAGGTCAACTACATGCAGCACCATCATGGGGACATCGCCCCTCTAATAAAGTAAGGCGAGTAACCGTACAGGTATCAAGTTTTCGAGGGGTAAGCATTGGTGCTATTCATTATTATGGCATGTTGTCAGTACAAGGTGTCAATATGGTGCATGATGAAAAGCCTACGTGCTCTACAATGGATAGTCGATGTGAGGAACAAAATCCATTGTCGTGTTACACATATAAATTGCGCCTCACGCGCCCTATTACACAGGAAGAGATTGATATTGACCAAGAGTTAGGGTATCATTTAGCGAGGTTCCCTTATCAAGATGTAGGAGATTTAACGCCATGCTGGAATACTGAAGAGGAAATTTTAGAATTTGCCAAGGAAGTGTTTAAGGCACGTTTTCAAGGCAAGTGGGAATTATATATGGAATATTGGGATGGACACGTTGAGAAGATTGATGTATAATATGTATATGTCACTATTTTCAAGTTTTTGTCCACCATACATTCTCAAAAATATTAAATGTAGTATCTTTGCAGAAAATTTAAGTCATGAATAAAGAACGAAGACAGGAACTTGGTGAAGTAATTGATTATTTAGATGATGCAATTGTTCGCCTCGAAGAAATTAGAGATGATGAGCAAGACTCTTATGACGATCTTTCTGAAGGGTTGCAAAATTCACGCACTGGGGACAGTATGCTTAATGCGATTGACCAGCTCAATGGATTTTGTGATGATATTGAGAAGGTCAAATCCAAGGTATCAGATATGATGTCTAATAAGAAAAAGAAGAAATAAGTATATTAATTGCATAACAACTGTGCTTATGAATCAAAATATTAAGAAATATATTGCATCTATAATGTCCACAAATGGATATAAAAAAGATGTAGATTATAGCGTTAGTACGTCATGTTTGTATTTAAGTGAGCGACTGATTCCTTCCAGGAATAAAATAAAATCTTCACTACAAGCTGCATTTCCGAATGTTGATTTCATTTGGGACAAAGGCAACAAACTCATTTGGTTGTTATGAATAAGCAATATATTATTTTCCAAGATAAAAACATCAAAGTCCCACTGTTAGCCCAAAATGGGGTTTGGAAATTTAAGGTGTCTGATATAAATTGGCGTTTATCTGATAGCTTAGAGAGGTATTACGCATATCTTATATTTTGTGAACCGAATCATAGCGAATTAAGTTGTGCGTTGCGACTGATGGATAAACATATTACCACAGTTGAGATAGATGATTTTATCCATTATTTTCGCAAAATGCACCCTGTTGAAGAAGAGTGTTTTAATTGGAGTAAGATTCAAACATACGCAACTGATGTTGTTCCTTTGAAATTTCCAACTCCATTTGGATATGATGTAGATTTAACTATCAGTCAGGAATTAGAGTTGTTGTCTAAAATTAAAAGACAAACCGGCAATGTCGTAGGGGAATTAGAATGTTGGTTTAATTGGTATATTAGACATTATGGGTTGTCTCCTAAATTAAAACGAGATATTCCAATTCAAGGATGGGAGATAGCTCGTATGTTTTGCATACAACATGGAATCAATATAAAAAAATTACCTAACACATTATCTTTGGACTTAACAACTCGTAAAAAGAAAGTGGCATGGGGCTTTCAAATCAAAGTGATAATTTATGTATTGTTTTATATTGCATTGGCTATATGGTTAATTGCGGACAATGATAAAATAACAGATTCTTTCAATTTTCAAACTCTTTTAATGACTATTGGGTGGCTTATGTTGGGCATACCATTAGCGATTATTTTTAATAAAACAAAATGATACGATTAAGAGAAAAGGATATTGAGAAACTTTCAATCATCCTTCAGCTGCCGCAATACACCATTGAAAAAATGGCTGCTATGAATCTAATAAATGATTCTCTTGCGATTGATATGCTGATGGTGTATGATTGGAAAAAGCTCAAAAACACTAAAAAATATACAGTTAAGCAAATCCTCCAGGCAATAATGGATGAGTATCAAGTGTCCAAGACAAAGGTACAAGCCGCTGTGTATGGAAAACGTAAGCGCACATATTCTTGTCAACAATGTGGTAAGCGCATAACTAAAAGCGAAAGTACCCGGAACTCTGGAATATGTGACGCATGTGTGTCGAAATCTATTGAATTATAGAATATCGAGTATTCACCAAAATATTATAATTATGAACGAAAGAGTAATAGAGGTTTATAAGCATTATAAGTCATTGTATGGCTCAATGCTATTACTATTCCGTGTGCGAAATAATTATGAGGCATATTTTGATGATGCTAAAAGTATTTCTACAATGCTAAATATTCCATTGCGCACGGAAGGTAACATTCGCATTCCAGCTTCAGATGTATTAGATATTATCAGCGAGTTGTCTGGAGATGGTGCGGAGTTCAAGTTGATTCAACAACGTAATAACGATGGAGAATTTGATTTGCCAGACATTCAACTGATGGCTGAAGAGAAAATTATGGATTTTTAAGAAAAATTTTTCAAACTCCTATTTTGAGATTTATAAGAATTTTATTTAAGCATTGATTATCAGTTAGTTATGTAGTTTATTTGCAAATATTCAAATTTACGCTAAAAGCATTGATATTCAATGAGTTAGCAAAATTTTTATCTCAAAAATACTTTGTCGTTTACAGACATAATGCTATATTTGCATCGTCATTCACAACAATAATGTGTTTGACGATGCTTTTTTCATGTGATAATCTTAAACAAATTTAGATATGGAGAGTAATAAAATCGAAAAGGAACAGCCTAAAAGGGTGCATACCAAGTTAAAGTTCATCAAGTCAGAAAAGACTGGTGCTTATGTCTCTTTTGTATCGCAAAACCCTAAAACTGGCAGAATCTGTGGTGTACGTCAAGATTCAGAATACCCTAAGAAAATCTGCATCTTGGACAAAAAACTGATGTGTGACGTGTTGTTGAATGTGTTGTATGATGCAACATTGATTCCTATGGCAGAGAAGAACGGATACGTTGTGATTGAGGTTAACCCTGTCCAATTCAAAGCCACTATTGAAACTACTTATGTACCCAAGGCAGTGTATGTAGTAGAAGTGAAGTTTGGCAATAAGGTAATCCGTTTTGATCCTATGGATGGTCGCAAAGACACAATTCGCACAATCGAGGGATGCAAGAGTGTTTTGGAAAAGCGCGTAGACATCAAGGACGTAACACAAGTAGTGGAGGATTTTGTTGATGCGGCTACAGACATTATCCGCAAATTCAGGAACGATGGATTCTATGCAAAGGCCGTATAAGAAGGCAAAACTTCCCAGAAAGCGAAAGAAGCAGGCAATAAAAGCGCAGGGTCGCAAATGGTACTATGATACTATTCGACTTTATTACATCACTCAAAAGTCTGGGCGTTTTTATGAACCTGTGTGTAAGTTCTGGAAGCATTCAAGCCTAAAGCCGTCTGTATTTGTAGGACCTAAAGGACAGGTAGGGTCAATAATGGCACCAACTCAATATTGGTAATATGAAACGCCCAATTGAAGGAATTGCCACTGATGCCGCACACTCAACAAAGCGTTTAGTAACTGAATATCAAGGTATAAATTTAGCTACTGGAGAACGCATTTTCTATAGAAACCTTGGCGAACAAACTGTTAATATCGGAGAGTTTCTTGGAGTTGTTGAAGCTGTCAAATACATCATTGAGAACAATTTCCAGCCTCGTGTAATATACACGGATAGTATAACAGCTATTAGTTGGTTCTACAACAAACGCACCGCCTCAAAAAAGAAAAATAAAGAGCTGCAAAAAGCTGAAATATTCCTAAAGGCATTTGCTTCTGATGTAGATACCATCGAAGTTGTGCATTGGAACAATAAGCAATGGGGCGAAACTCCAGCTGATTTCGGAAATAAATAAATTGATCGCAGAAAAAATCTGCAAATATCTTCAACCATATTTTCTTAGTTTCCCTATTCATTAGGGAACACATCGCGGGATAGAGAAGTGGCCATCTCGCTTGGCTCATTACCAAGAAATCGTGGGTTCGAGTCCCACTCCCGCTACTAAACAAACAACAATGAGGAACTACGGACCAGTTAGCAAAATGAATCTATTGTCTTCTGACGAGTTTAGAGAGGTTGTTAAGAAAGGACATACTTGGGTGGAGATTTCTGAATTGCTTGGTTATAAACACACCATCTCTTCTAATCTCAAAACTACGTTCTTAAAAAGATGTAATGAACTTCAGGTATTTCCAACATTCATCTCTAAAAGAGTGAAAACAATGTATGAAACCAAAGGACGGCTCTTCAAAAAGAGAAAGAATTGGTGGAGTGCAGCAGCTGGTATTAGAAAGGCCGCGAGACAAGTCTATATAGAATCTGGAAAGCCATTGTGCTGTGCGGTGTGTGGATATTCGCATTATTTTGAAGTTGCGCATATCAAACCTGTTTCAGCATTTAGTGATGACACTCCAGTGTCAGAAATAAATCATCCAGATAACCTAATAGGTTTATGTCCAAACCATCATTGGGAATTTGATAATGGATTATTAAAATTAACGATAAACAAACAATTATGAACGATTTTAAGCAACGTAGAGAAGGCATTCTCAGTGTATTCAATCAGGCAAAGTCAGATTTGGAGACTTTGAATGCTGACATTCAAACTAAGATTGAAGCAAATCAAGCACAGATTGCTTCACTTGCAAGCCAAAATACCGAGTTGGCCGCACTTAAAAGTAGCAACGAATCGTCAATCAAGACATTCAGCAAGTTCTTTAAGTAATTAAGGTGCGTCTCAGTGGTGAAATGGTAAACACATTGGGTTTAAGCCCCAACGCTTTTGGCTTGTAGGTTCGAGTCCTATCTGAGACACAATGCTGGGAAGAGCCAGCAGAAATTAGTTCTTTGACATTAAAAATGATTAACAGCATGAAGAAATTTATGTATTTATTGATTGCGCTATTTGCTTGCGTATCATTTACAAGTTGTCATGGCGTGATGCCTGGTGCAGATGAAGAAGCAGTGTTGGTTCATAAGCCTTGGTTCTTTGGACATGGAGGCGTTGATAAGGAGCCTGTGACTACCGGGTGTACATGGTGTTGGTGGAGTACAAGTTCGGAGACGTTCAAGATTATCCCGGTTAAATATACCGAGAAGTTGGATGACATTATCTCAAACGAGAACACACCATTGGACTTCAACACTATGATTACACTTCAAGTCCAAAAAGGTAAATCTCCCCTATTGCTTGAAAACTACGGTGTGAATTGGTATGATAATAACATCAAGGAAACGTACAATAACCTTACACGACATTATGTTTCCCAGTATTCGCCATTCGATTTAACAAGTAACCGAGAAGTCATCGCACATATAGACTCTTGTGTAAAGGCAGATATGGTTAAATATATTGCCAAGCTATCTGAAAGCAAAGAGTTCCCAGTCACGGTGGTTAATGTAATTACAGGACGAGCGATTCCTAATAACGCTCAGTTAGCTGAAATGAATAATACCGCAGCTCAAATACAGGCCAGACAGACTCAGGAACGAAGATATGAAATGGAGTTAGCACGAGAGAAGGCTGAGAGCCAGCGTGCGATTTCAGATAAAGCATATCAGCAAAAGATGGGTTTGACTGCTGAACAGTTCATCAGCCTGAAGGCTTGGGATGTTATCAGTGAGAAACAGGGTGCTAATATTGATGTCCTATTCAATGCTGATGCGACCAGTAAAATGTGGAATGTCCGGCGATAACGCAAATCATGAATCAAACGAGGCGTAACAGCCTCATGGGGTCTTAGCTCAGTTGGGAGAGCGTCTGCTTTGCACGCAGAAGGTCGTGAGTTCGACTCTCACAGGCTCCACATTCGCCCGATTCGTCTATCGGTTAGGACGCAAGATTTTCATTCTTGAAAGAGGAGTTCGACTCTCCTATCGGGTACATTAGCCCTAAGTACACGGGATCGAAACCTCTCAGGCCCCGTCTCTGAGACCAGATCGTTAGCTGGGTGGTTGCTGCGCCATGACAGAAGCAGCACTTAGATATAAGCCTGAATGCGCACAGGAACGAAGACACTGCACACTTAAAAAGTTCTGAAAAGAGAAGTGTAAAGGGCGGTCCAAATCGTAGGTTGGCGAGTGTTTACCGAGCTGGGTATTCTTTCGGTTCCAGGTGTTGAATTGGGGTTCAAATCCCTACATACCAGCAATAGGCCGGTATGCAGTTGGTGAAGTTTAGCACCACTTGTCTTGGTAGCTCAGATGGTTAGAGCACTGCCCTGATAAGGCAGAGGTCGCAAGTTCAAGTCTTGCCTGAGACACAACCATTAAAAATGGCTTAATTGATTGACAATTCCAGTGTGTTCTTGTGAAAGCCCATGCTGGAGAATGGAAGGTAAAGTAGCGAGGTCGCTGCAACGGTCTTGAAAACCGATTGTCCTTTACGGGATTCTCTTCGATTGGGATGCCTTCCGCTATGGTAGATTGACAGAGTGGACGAATGTGACGGTCTGCAAAACCGTATGAGTAAATCTCACGCGCTGGTCCGAATCCAGCATCTACCTCTTCGCTGTAGAATAATTCCGTTCCCCTTCCCATTCTACAGCATCGCCCCAATCGTGGGGCACTTATGGATGTAGCACAGTTGGTAGTGTTCTTGGTTTGGGACCAAGAGGTCGCAGGTTCGAGTCCTGTCATCCATACCAAACTTTGTTAGACGATGGTTCAATTCCATCCGGGTCCTTCGGGGCGCGTAGTTTGTAGGCTGGATGCCAGACCAATGGCCAAAACATGACAAGGTAATATGGGTTAATTAGTTCAATGGTCAGAACGCCTGTTTGTGGCACAGGAGACGGCAGTTCGATTCTGTTATTAGCCCCAAAGGAACTGGTAGCTCAGTTGGCAAGAGACTTGGGTCGGTGGTTCGAGTCCACCTCAGTTCCCTAAAAACCATTCGGGGTTAAGTGGAAGCCCGCCCCTGCGCATGAGTTTATGAGTACCTGGAACTCAACAAACACTTATCGGGACATGGTGGTTAGGGTTGATCCATCACATAGTGCATTAGTTCAGTGGTTAGAACGCCTGCCTGTCACGCAGGAGGTCACGGGTTCAAGTCCCGTATGCACTGCAATTGGAGGCGTGGGTGAATTGGTAAAACCACCACACTGCTAACGTGGCTGTCGTGAAAGCGGCTTGCAGGTTCGAGACCTGCCGCCTCCGCAATAACTTAAAAATAACAATTATGAGCAACAAAAAGACAACATCTGGAGGAGGTATCTCATTCTTGGGATTACTTGCTATTGTGTTTATCACATTGAAATTATGTAATGTAATCACTTGGTCGTGGTGGTGGGTTACAGCACCGTTATGGGGTGGTTTGGCATTTTGGGCGATCATTACATTGTTTGCCATCATCATTACTTTGATAGTAGCTCTTCTTTCGTGTATTGTTGGGCGTAAATCATAAAAGGAATTGCGCTGTGGTGTAAAGGTAACACATCAGATTTTGGTCCTGGTATTTCAGGTTCGACCCCTGACAGCGCAACTATTATAAATTTACGCAAAGCCTCAATTCGCATCTTTCTCGATATTGGAGAGATTTGAATTGAGGCTTTGTTGTCTAAAATCATCAGTATGGTACATAATAAAATTTCTTTAGAAAGATTTTTTGAAGTTGGTGGGTGTTGTGAAGTGCATTGTATATTACGACATGAAACGGAATGGAGAATAATATATCCTAAAAATATATATGAGTTTAATGATCTAATGGACAATGTTGCTGTGCAACGTACTAATTTCTTTTGGAACGGATGGGCGTACACACCCTTCATTGTAAAAGAAGGCAATCGCAAAACATTCTATTACTTAATTGCAACCCAGTCATTAAAGATATGAAACACTATACGGAAACTGACCATGACAAGATTGTGCTTCACATAATGTCTGCAATTTTAACAGGTTATGAGTTGGACACTCCAGTATGTCCACCTCGTAATGACGGTACACGAATGGTGTGTCTGTATGTCAGTATTGAAGAAGGCTTTCTAATAGATGGTAGAATATTTCAACAACTGTATGATGAAGGGTTAAAATTAGCAGTACATAGGGCGAAAACAATTATTGAACTATATGGTAAATTCAATTGAAATACATCATCTTCCTAAAAACTTACATTTTTATGATTTCAACATGAAAGATTTTGTCGTGTCTGTTAGAAAGCTGACAGACGTAGAACTTATGCGTGAGGCTTGTGAAATGACATTTCTTGGCACAAGCAAGCAGTCATTGTTGAGCATTTACAAAGCGGAGCATTCGCCAGTTAGAACTCAATTGTTTTGGGTTACGGCAAAGCAAATTCCCTTGTTTATTGCAACACACTTATTACGCCACCATGTAGGTTCTGTTCCTTTCCAGTTGACTTGTCGTAATGATAGACAAGGCGGCAATCCTGGACTGATTGATAAGTTGAATACAGTCATCAGTCAACTTAAAGGTGAGATTACGGAAAGCACTTTAGAAACTGTGATTGGAGAACTTGAATGGTTGCAAGAAAATTCGGACCGTTACACACCTGTCAATCTTGGACTGTTGGTAAATGCCCAGTCATTGATTGATATGTCGAAACTGAGATTGTGTACTGGTCAGGCACACAAGGAAACTGTGGCTGTGTTTGAGAAAATCAAACAGGCTATCTCTGAGGTTGATCCTGATTTAGCGTGTATGATGGTCCGTAAATGTGTGTATCGCGGTGGTATCTGTGGTGAACCTCGCTGTTGCGGATTTAACCATTCGCCAAAATTCCAACAAGAAATGACTGAGTATCTTCGATATTTTTCTGATAAACAAATCGGATGTTATATTAAGGACTAATATGGTACAGAAAGTAGAAAAACGAGATGGCAGAATCGTGGATTTTGACCATAACCTCATTTGCCGGGCGATATGCAAAGCGATGAATGAATGTGAAATATCTGATAAAGAAGTGGCCTATCAGATAGCTCTGGAAGTTCGTAATAGTAGCAATAAGGAATGCTTGACTGTTGACGAGATTCAGATAATGGTAGAAAATCAGTTAATGAAGACTGACCTGCCAGATGTTGCACGCGCTTACATCATCTATCGCCACAAACGCGACAAGGCTCGTAAAAGCGAAAGCAACCAGATTATTTCTGATATTATCGCAGCAAAGAAAAATGAGATTACTCGTGAGAACGCCAACATGAATGCCGACACACCAGCAGGCATGATGATGAAAGTTGCAAGTGAGCGAACAAAAGAGTTTACAGATGATTATTTGGTTTCTGATGATGTACGTGCATTAATGGATGCAAACATTCTTCACGTTCACGACAAAGACTATTATCCTACTAAATCATTAACCTGTTTGCAGCACCCTGTTCAAAAAGTTTTGTCTGAAGGCTTTCGTGCTGGGCATGGCGAATCTCGTGCCGCTAAGCGTATTGAGACAGCCAGTATTCAGGCTTGCATTTCAATGGAGGCTATTCAAAATGAAATGCACGGTGGACAAGCAATTCCAGCATTTGATTTCTACTTGGCTCCTTATGTGCGTAAAACGTATATAGAAGAGGTTAAGAAGTTAGAGGCAATCGTTGGCGATATGAGCGATTTGTACAACGCACCAATTTCTGACTATTTGTATAAAGACATATCTGCGCTGTCTGGGTTGGCAAAATACAAACAACACGCTATCAATATGACTATCAATCGTGTTCATCAAGCTATGGAGGCATTTATCCATAATATGAATACCATTCATAGTCGTGGAGGTAATCAGGTTGTGTTCAGCTCTATCAACTATGGTACAGATATTTCACCAGAAGGCCGTTGTATCATTCGTGAGACACTTAATTCGACATACGATGGCGTTGGCAATCATTCTACTGCTATTTTCCCAATTCAAATCTGGAAAAAGAAACGTGGGGTGAACTTCTTACCAGGCGATCCAAATTATGATTTATATTTGCTTGCTTGTAAGGTAACAGCAAAGCGATTCTTCCCCAATTTCGTAAATCTGGATGCGCCGTTTAATCGTCATGAAAAATGGTCCGCTACAGATCCTGAGCGATACAAGTATGAGGTTGCTACAATGGGATGCAGAACACGTGTGTTTGAAAATCGTTTTGGGGAAAAGACTTCAATTGCTCGCGGAAATCTATCGTTCTCAACATTGAACCTTCCAGGATTGGCATTGTCAGTACAAAATAGTCCTAATCCTATTGAAGATTTTATGCTAAAACTTGACCAAGCTGTCGTTGTTGCAGGTAAGCAATTGTATGAGCGATACAAATTCCAGTGTACCGCCTTGGCAAAACAGTTCCCGTTGTTGATGTCTGGTATGTGGATTGGCTCTGAGGCTTTATCATCAGAAGATGAGATTCGCCCGGTATTAAAACATGGTACTCTCGGAATTGGATTTATCGGTCTTGCAGAAGCATTGGTTGCTTTAACCGGTAAGCATCATGGAGAATCCGCTGAGTCGCAAGAATTAGGTCTACGTATTATTTCCAGATTACGTGAACAAGTTGGTAAATTAGCAGACTACTATGACTTGAACTATTCTGTTTTGGCAACGCCAGCAGAGGGATTGGCTGGTAAGTTTACAGCAAAAGATAAGGTTAAATATGGCATTATCGAAGGCGTAACCGATAGAGAGTATTATACCAATTCTAACCATATTCCGGTTTATTACAAGTGTAGTGCCGAGCATAAGGCTCAAATAGAGGCTCCTTACCATGCTTTAACTGGTGGTGGCCATATCTTCTATGTTGAGATGGATGGAGATGCTACTCATAATGTAGAAGCCATTATGGATATTGTCAATTTGATTGACAAGTATGGTATTGGTTATGGCTCTATCAATCACAATCGAAATCGTTGCTTGAATTGTGGATATGAGGATGCTTCCAAAGATTTGAAAATATGTCCAAACTGCGGAAGCAAGGCTATTGATAAGTTGCAACGTATTACTGGGTATTTAGTCGGAACTACTGACAGATGGAATGCTGGTAAACGTGCTGAATTGGAAGACCGCGTAACTCACGACTAATGGCAACGAACTTATTTATAGCCAAAATTGCGTACTCAACCTCTGTTGATGGGGTTGGGTTACGCAATGCCTTATATGTTTCGGGATGCCCTATACGATGTGCAGGGTGCCACAACAAACAGTTATGGGATATTAATTCCGGCCTCCAGATGTCTGTAAAAGATGTGTGTGATAGTTTGAATGTGGATAATTTCAACATTTCCATACTGGGAGGTGAGCCTTTGATGCAATACGAAGGTATTTTGGAATTATGCAAGATGATTAAGGCACAATATCCACATAAAACTATCTGGATGTGGTCAGGTTACACAATCGAGCATATAAAAGAGCATTTTGAAGAAGTGTTGCATTATGTTGACGTAATAGTTGATGGCCCATATATGGAGCAGTTCGCGGTTCCAAATTTGAAATGGCGAGGATCTACTAATCAACGCATCATAGAAACTAAAACACTATTTTGATATATGTGCAAATGAATTATATATTTTTGTAATACAT